CGAACTATCAACCGATGCCCTGGCCCTGGAGAGCGATACAAGCCTGGTGCTGACCAGGACGGATCAACCTACCGGCGGGAATACAAAGGGCCTCAGACCGGCTCAGAGGGCTGTCCTGGACGCTTTGACCGAGGCACTCATCCAACATGGCAAGCCATCCCCTGGTGGTGAGAATTATCCTGCCGGCGTCCAGGTGGTCGATGAGGCGCAATGGCGAAATATTGCCCTGGCAAAGAGCATTTCTACCGGCAACCCAGACGCCGAAAGGAAGGCTTTTAGCAGGGCAGCAGAGGCTCTCATTCAGCGAAATATCGCCGCAAAATGGCAAAATCTGGTCTGGAGGGTCAAATCGTGATGGGACAGTTGGGACGGACAGAATGTCCAGAATGAAAACAAAGGGTTATAAACAGCGGGACATGTTTGGGACAAATGTCCGACAGACGGGACGGACAGGACACTCTCTAGAGTCCTGTCCCACTGTCCGGTTGTCCGAGGATGCAAGGTTGGTGGTCGAGGCCCATGACCTGGTGGCGAGGGAGATGGAGGGCAAGTGGGGGGTCGATAGATTGGAGCGCCTGGTTGATGAGGCATTGGGCAAAAAGTTCCTGACTGCGCGAGACATGTTCAACACCGCAATCGCAAATAACAATGATGAGAAAATCCAGAAACTAGGGGCGCAGATGAAACGTGCCTGGATTGCTCTTGATGAAGAAGCCACCAGGATAGGTGCCAGGCCACTCGACCCAACTGACTTCTGGGAGATGAGGCATAAGCAATGGACCGTCCGCCTGGTCAGGTCTGTTGAAGAGATGCCCAAAGAGCAGCCCGAAGGCGTCGTCTACCTGGCGGCAGAGGAGTTGCTTGCCTTCGTGCCAGGCACCGTCCTGGAGATCAAACAACACTTCGCTGGTGCAAAGGTCACTGACATTGAGCCAAAGGATAAGCAGCCAAATGACACAATCCCCTTCTGATAAGCCCGACATCCGCAAGTATAGCGTGATCCCGGCTAGAGCCATCCAGGACGATAAGATGCACTGGACGACGCTTAGAACGCTCGGAGCCCTCTGTCTGCATACCAATGCCTATGGCATCTGCTGGCCGTCCAGGCTCACTCTGTCCAGGCATATCTCACGCAGCACCAAGACAGTCAGCGTGCATCTCAAGAGACTGCTGGAGACTGGCTACATACGAAAGCTGCAACCGCGCGCCTATCCGTTCAAGGCCAAGTCGAAGTGGAAGACCAACAGATACCAGGTGCTGTTTGAAGGGCCGCAGACACCGCTGCCATCAAAGGAGCAGTTCTTCGCGCCACGGCCAAAGGTGGCAGAAGAGCCGGCCGTGATTGAAGAGCAGGAGGTTCAGCATAAGAGAAGGGGGTCCGGGGGTGAGAGTTCGGACTTTCGGATATTGGCGCAAGCGTTTGTCCAGGGCGTCGAGATGGCATCGGGCCAGCGGAGGATGCCTGGTCAGAGCGAGGACTACGCCAGGAGCCTGGCAGACCGCGGCGTAGATGCAGAGGCTGTCCGGGCTGCAACCGTTGAGATGACTAGGCATAACCTCAAGGCCGGGCGGACGCCACCGCTCACGCTGGAACAGGTTGCGATTTGGGCGGCATTGTGATGTCCTGGATTTACAACAGCCAAACGCTCGTATCGCTATTGACAAGGGCCCCCGCATTGCAGCGCAACGCATTGATATCATTGAGAAAGCACCCCTTGGCCCCCACCCTCCGCGTGTACTGTGGGGGGCCTCGCTCAAAATTTTGGAGATTTTGCCAATGACCGATGACCGATACATCAAGGCCATAGAGAGCGTGGCCGAAGTCCTTGAGGAGCGCGGCGAAGATTATGGGACGCCCTACTCCAATCATACGCACATCGCGCAGTTATGGTCTGTGCTGTTGGGTCAGGACATATCTCCGAACCAGGTTGTGATGTGCATGGTGGCTTTGAAGCTGGCGCGTTTGATGAACCAGCCGACGCATGACGATAGTTGGCGCGACATCATTGGTTATGGCGGGATTGGGCGCGGGATTGCCGACATTGAGAAGGAGGTCCTGGATGCTTACGAAAAAGCAAAGGCTTGAGTGGTTCAAGGAGGAGTTGAAGCGCATCCGCGAGAAGGCCCTGTATATCTATGTGCCGCCCAAGGACAAGGCCTCATATGCCCGTGAATATTACCATGCGGTGAGGAAGCATAAACATGAGCCAAGATGAGAAGAAGATGACGGTGCGCCAGATGCGTAAGGCGCTGGTGTATGGCGATGGTGATGAGCGTGAGGGCGTGAAGCAGGAGTTGGCGACGTTGGCGACATCCGACATCACTGAGGTCATGTCCTGGGATGAGCAGGGTCGGGTGACGTTGAAGGATGCGAAGGATGTGCCTTTGCATACCAGGAAGGCGATCAAGAAGGTGAAGGTCACGCCGACCAGGATGGGCAATGCGATTGAGGTTGAGATGCACGACAAGGTATCGGCGTTGCGGATGTTAAGTCAGCATCATGGTTTGTTGACGCCGGGTCTTGAGAAGAGTGACCGGCCATCTGTGATTGGGATCAACATGACGGGTCCGGTTGTGACGGACTATGAGGAGAAGGATGGCGAGGACAAGAGCGGCGAGTGATAGGTCTAGCCGGCGCCGTGTTGACGCTGATGGTGCCTTTGGTGGCTTGGATTTGGATTTCAGCACCAGCCCTACGGTGTGGAAGTTCCTGAGTGATGATGCGTTCTTTCGGGGTCTGATGGGCCCTGTTGGCTCTGGCAAGTCTTATGCTTGTGCCGCGGAGGTGATGTTGAGGGCGGTGAAGCAGCCGGCCTCTCCGAAGGATGGGGTCAGGTATAGCCGCTTTGTTGTGGTCAGGAATTCCTATCCTGAGTTGCGGACGACGACGATCAAGACCTGGCTGGAGTTATTCCCGGAGCATACGTTTGGGCCGATGCGGTGGAGTCCGCCATTGACGCATCATATCAAGTTGCCGGCCAGGGGAGATGCTGCGGGGATTGATTGTGAGGTGATCTTCCTGGCGTTAGATCAGCCCAAAGATGTGCGGAAGTTGCTGTCCTTGGAGTTGACGGGTGCCTGGGTGAATGAGGCCAGGGAACTGCCGCTGTCGATTGTCCAGGGCCTGACCCATCGTGTCGGGCGTTATCCTACCAGGGCGAATGGTGGGGCTCCCTGGCGCGGGATATGGGCTGACACCAATCCGATGGATTCGGACCATTGGTGGCATCGCTTGTCTGAGAAGGAGAAGGTCAAGGGCAAGTACAAGTGGAACTTCTACAAGCAGCCGCCTGGCATGATTGAGAGTGTCAGTACGGATGAGGATGCGATGCCAGGTGCCGGCCGGTGGTGGGTGAACAATGCCAGGGCTGAGAACATCAAGAATTTGCCACAGGGTTACTATGAGCAGCAGATTGGCGACAAGGAGTTGGACTGGATTGAGTGCTATGTCGGCGGCAAGTATGTCTATGTCAAAGAGGGCAAGCCGGTTTGGCATGAGTATGAGGACACGATCATGGTCGATGATGACCTGGGCGTTGATCTGTCGGTGCCGATCCATGTTGGTTTGGACTTTGGTTTGACGCCTGCGGCGGTGATTGGCCAGCGGTTTATGTCTGGCAAGTGGCACATCCTGGATGAGATCGTGACTGAGGATATGGGCCTGGAGCGGTTTGGCCAGATGCTGCTCTATGAGTTGAACATGAAGTATCCGAAATCTGAGGTGAAGGTCTGGGGTGATCCGGCCGGCATGAAGCGTGATGAGATATTTGAGGTCACGGCTTTTGATCATTTGCGGACGATTGGACTGACGGCCCAACCTACCGCGTCAAACGACTTCCAGGTGCGGCGTGAAGCTGGTGCAGCGCCGATGTTGCGGCTTGTGGACGGTAAGCCTGGCCTGCGGGTCAATGCCCGTTGCAGTCGCTTGAGGAAGGCCCTGGCGGGTGGCTATCACTTCAAGAGGGTTGGGATCAGTGGCGGGACTGACAGGTTCCGGGACATGCCCAACAAGAATGACAGCAGCCACGTTGGCGATGCGTTTGGCTATCTATTGCTTGGGGCTGGTGAGCATCGACGCATGACCAGGGGCCCTAGCCGCGGGGTGTTCCAGCAAGCCGTGGCCAAGACTGAGTTCTCGGTGTGGTAACGCCCGACCAGGTTGAGGCCTGGTGTGGAT